GTAGTAAATCGTGACGACCGTGATCGCCGAGTTAACGGAGTTGTTGGTAACCTTGAGCGTCAACACGTCGGAAACGCTGACCGGAGACCCGAAATAGGTGCCGAAGGCGACGGCGGCCTTCTCCGTATTAGCTGTGTCCCGGTTTGCACCGGCCGCCTCGAGGACGTCATGCCCATTTGTGTCGTCCAAAACGATGTCATAGTTATCGGTCGGCGCCGTCGCCCCCGGGTTGGTTTCGATGGCGATGATTTTGCCGGAAATCTTAGTGGTGAGATCGGTCGCCGGATATGACCCGTCAGTAGCGTCGCCCGTACACGTCAGGATGACGACGCCAACGGGGCCCCGCTTAACATGAGTCTGTGTAACTGTGCCTGCCATCTATTCGTCCTTATGGGACCGCGCCATGTGAACCGGCAGGCCCCGCTTCGAGTACCACTTCCCGCAGATCAGGCATTCGCCAGGGTCAGGTACTACCGGCGCCGGCGTACCCCAGGTGGCCTCGTCAAACCAATTACTGCACCGGTGGCATTGGCGGGTCCCAGCGTCGGCCTCCTGTCCGCATGTCAGACAGGTCTTAGTCATCGCCCGAGGCCGTCTTGACTGCGGCATTCGACTCGTTGCCGACCTCGACATACCGCACGTTGAAATGGGCCATGCCGTCCGCAACAGTAGCCGCGGCAATGGTCGCGAGGTTGGAGAAGATGTCGACGTCCCGAATCACTCCGGTCGTCCCGGTCAGCAGCTCGATCCCGGGCTCCGCGTCGCAGATGATGACGCCGCGCTCGATCAGCATGCGAGTGGATAGCGTGACTAGCGATTCGATGCCTGCAACCCAGCCCGCCCCTGAGCCCTCAATCCAGAAGTCTTCGATGTGGACCCGGTCAGAGTCGGCGGTCAAGGAGATGGCGGTCTGGCTGGCATTACAGGACGCATGGTGCGCGTACAGGAGGCCCTTGATATGGGTCCGGGTACATGTCTGCTTGACCAGGATGAAGTCGACGAACTCGTCCGTACCGTCTGCGGCCTCCCCGACGGTCGCCTCGATGTCTTCGAGGAATGTATCGGTAATCGTGGTCTCAACGTCGATGCCGCCCACGACTGCCGCAATAGACGGCTGGAGTATCAGATTTTGCATGTGGACGCCATGGGCGCCGACATCCCACTGAGCGTCGGTAGCGTCGTAAACGAACTCGGGCCGGTCCGGGCCGTTGCCCACTCCGATGATCGAAATACCTTGGACGTCGGCGTCGATGGTTTCGGCCGCGGCGAGGTCTTCGTAGTGGCCCGGCAGGACGAAGATGACATCGGCCTGGGATGCGGTGCATTGCCCAATAGCGAAGTCCACAGTCAGGAAGGGGGCGTCGGGGTGTGTGCCGAAGCCAGCGGTGTCAGAGCCCTGGACCGTGGTCCCGGAGTCGACGAAGAAGATGTTGCCCGGGAACATGCTAACGTCTTGAAGGATTGGAAGCCCCCCCGCGACTTTCCGATAGTAGACCGGGGAGATTTGGCCAACCCTGGTGATTCCAGCGCCCCCTTGCGGGACCGGACGCCATGTTTCACCAACAAACACCTGGCCCCCTCCTGCACCCATGAGGGATGACATGCCGAGGTGCTTGGCGGATCGTCTGCGCTCACGTTCTGCAAACGCTAGGGTAATAGTCGCGTACCACCGCCAATAGCTCAACCGATAGCCCTCGAAACCCTCCTGTCTAGTGAGACCGGAGTATAACGCGAGGACGCGGGCTGCCATGTGGCGGCTCTCGTACTTGAAGAAAAGGCGTATAGGGTGAACGAAGCGGTGCAAGCGCCGAACGGCCCATAGATGCCAGGCCGAGCGGAGAGTCCACCACCCTCTCATCCTGCGGCGCTCCGGGATCTCGACCACCGGGATGCCGACGGGGAAGATCAGAATGATCGCGGCTACGAGTGCGAGTATCGGGGTGATAATCAGGTTGCAGAACATTGCACGCCTCCTTTCGCTTTTCGGGGTTGGTTACCCTTGTTGCGCTTTGACCAGCGGCGGGCGCCCGACGAACTTGTCGGCGGGCGGCCCGTCCATCGTCCTACTTCTTGCCGGCGGGTGCCTTCGCAACGGCTGCGAGGGCGCTTTCGGCTGCGGCTCGCTCTGCTTTGGCCTCGGCGAGGATCGCGTTGGCTCCGGCGAGCGCAGCCTTAGCCTCTGCTGCGGCGATTGTCTGGGCCTGAGCCTTTGGCGTGTGAAGAGCATGTGCATCCGAGAACTCCTTGCCACGCTTGCGGTCCATGGGGCAGCCGCACCGTGTGCATTCCGTCGGCACCACGATCTTCTTGTCGGCCTCGTTGTCCCAATCAATCAGGGTCAATGAGCAGTTCGGGCACTGGTACCCGTTCCCCTTCACGGCGCCGGGCAGCGGTACTAGCTCGACGTCAATGTCCAGCACTGGCACCGTGTCCACGTCAATCTGTTGTGTCGTCATATGTCCACCTTCCTAATTGTTCCGCTACGGCTTCCGCCCTCCAGGAATCGTTCGAGCGTCATCTTACTGACAACGATGCGATGGCCTAGGCGAATCGCCCCAGGGAGTTCCCCACGCGCAGCTAACTGGTAAGCCAGATTCCGTCCTATGCCAAGCTGAGCCGCAGCTTCCTCAACCGTAATGGTCATGCGGTCTGCTTCGTTTGGCTGCATGGCAGTCCTCTTGCCTGCTGACGTGTTGAGTCCCGTATGGCCTATCTGTTTACAGCGGGCTCACAACGTCGTCGGGCGCCGACGGGTACATTGGCTTGATGATGTAGTGTAGGCATCCCGGCTGTGCGTTCGATAAGTCATCGTCGAGCGTCACCCGGATGTGGTCGAAGCCGTTGGCGACGTCCAGGTCCGACGGCAGAATCTCGACTGCGTACATCTGGCTCTGCTCCGCACCATCGGCGTGCGTTAGCTGGGCGGTGGTCACGTCGCCCGATGCGTCGGCCCAATTGGGCGTCGACGCGAGGCTTGTGGCCGCCTGCTTCTTCCACACCCGCTTACTCGCGGTCGTTGGGAGGCTGAGCGCCTTGCCGCTCGTACCGGAGTTGTCCACGGCCTGCTCAAAGTCCAGCGCCGGGTCGTCGCCCGCAGTGCCGATGCCTGACTCGAACAGGACAATCAACCAGGAGACGTTCTTCATGTTGAGCCAATCGGCGCTCGCGCCTGCCGTATCCAGGTCCACCGTCGGGAAGCCTTGGACGATGTCGATTTCGCTTCCGAGCATGCTTCCTATTCCCATTCTGTTTCTCCTTGTTCCGCTAGTTTCGGTTAGGCGCGAGTCGCCAGATTGATGTACGGACTCACCGTGGTGGAGCCGTAGCGAGGGGTCAGGGCCGAGGTCAGCCAAGGCCGCCCGTCCACTCGCTGCAGGAACCGGTAAACCATCTGGTCGTTGGTGAAGTTGACATGCTCGGACCGGGCCATGGTCATCGCCTGCCGGTCCCCGATCAGGTAGTGGGAGAAGTCCACGAAGGACAGGTCGCCCGCGGTCCCGAGGGTCTGCGCCTTCTCCGTGAATATCACCGGCCGCCCGAGGATACTCACCGGCGGCGATCCCACACCGTTCGAGAGCCAGACGGCCCCGCCGCCAGTCCCCACGTTGAGGGCCATCGAAGCCAGTTGCGGGAAGATGTCGTTGTGCGCGACCCAAACGGCGCTATTGATACTGGCCGGCAGCATCCGGGAGTACATGTTGAGGATGTTCTCCCAGACGATAGTCGTTGCCGCCTGCCCTGACTCTTTGCCAATCGTCAGCATGGCGTTGGCGTTGATGATGCCGAGCGGCTGGCCGACGCCCGTCCCGTTGAGGAAGGCATCGTCCTCGAAGAAGTTGATCGCTTGCGGGTAGAGGGCCAGAATGAGGGATTCCAGCGATATGGCCGCGTCGGACAGCAGTTCGTTGCTGGCGATCGAGTAGGCCGTCAGCTTGTTGGCGACCAGGCGAACCGCGGAGAAGGTCGGCTGATTCGTGGTCGATGAGATACTGCCGCCCTCGGCCACCCAGGTGCCGGACACGCCACCAAAGACGTTCGTCGCGTGCGAAGTATCCCGAATCGAGGGGAAGCGTAGCGTCGCGGACCCCATCGGTATGACCCTGGCGCGGGACCGGACTACCGTTTCTTCGAGCGCGATCATCAGAAGCTCGGCCCTGAACTCCTCAGGGACCAGGAGGCCGCCATCCGCCGAAATGCTCTCCGACAAGTCCTTGAGACGTGAGTCGGTGTGGCCGGGGACGAAGATACTCTTGACGGCGGACTGGAGGAAGTCGTTAAGTTCCGCATCGGCCCAATCGGACGTGACCCCGGGGCCTTGGCCGGTTGCCGCCACCTGCCGCAACTTGGAACGCGACGCCCCCAGGTGGCTGTACATCGCCTTCGAGCCGCGCAGGGTGGGGAAGGGTCCCTCGCCTATCGGCACTCGCGTTCGGCTCTTGTCCTGCCGAACGAAAGA